TTTAATTGTTGGCTTTAATACATTGCTAAAAGAAAGAAAACATTGTATTATCACCGCTTATATCTCGAGGTATGTCTTTTGTTTATTAAAAGTTCCCGAAAAAAATGTTATTGACAACATATTAATAAACATGTATAATTATAAAATTAATTAAAGGAATTACATGATAAAACAATATACAATGGCAGATTTATTTTGTGGGATAGGCGGAATAAGAATGGGATTTGAAAATACAGGTAAATTCAAAACTACCTTTGCTTGTGATTTCGATAAACAAGCATGTGAAACTTATGCTTCAAATTTTCATTGTGAATCACCGTTTGGTGATATAACAAAATTAAAAACAAACAATATTCCTGATGTTGATATAATAACTGCTGGTTTCCCATGCCAAGCATTTTCGTTATTAGGAAAAAAGAAAGGATTTAATGATACAAGAGGCACATTATTTTTTGATGTAGCTAGAATTATAGATGAAAAACGTCCAAAAGTTGTATTATTAGAGAATGTTAATAATATTAAATCACATGATGACGGTAATACATTTAAGCGAATTTGTGAAGTATTGACTAACGATTTAAAATATCATGTATCATATCAAACATTAAAAGCATCTGATTTTAGAATACCACAATCAAGAAGTCGTATTTTCATGGTATGTTTTAGAGACCCCAGTGCATTTTCATTTCCGTTACCACAAAAATTAAACACTACTATACAAGATTTGTTGGAAAACAATGTAAATCCCCAATATTATTTAACTACAAAAGCATGGGATGGTTTAAAACGACATAAACAAATTCAACATGACAAAGGAAATACATTCGGATATAATATTATAAACCCTCAAACAGATATAGCCTCCACTTTAACAGTTTCCAATTATGGTCGTGAACATAATTTATTAGTAGACAAAAGCATCAAGCAAATATTAAATGTTGTTTCATTAGATAAAGACATTAACAGTGATTATATTAGATATTTAACTAAACGAGAATATGCTCGTTTGCAAGGTTTCCCAGATTCATACCATCTTCCAGAAGCCCGATCATCTGCATATAAGCAGATAGGAAATTCTGTTGCAGTTCCAGTAATCACCGCATTAGCGAATAGTATAGTGAATGCTTTAAATTAATGCTTGACTTTTATTTATAATTGTGTAAAAATATAAAAATATATTTTTATATTTTAATTATGGTGAGGAAAAATGAGTATACCTACTACAACTAAAGTACCTTTAAGTGCAGCAGCAGTAAAAGACAATGCAGATGATGATCAGCATAATAAAACAGCGTATGCTTGCAGAGAAGACATAGTAAATGCTAAAGAACACGGTGCTACAAAAGCAATAATTTTTCAAGTTTTATTAAAAAACAAAACATATATATTATTTGCCCATAACGGCAATAAGTTTGCAGACGATAGTTTTTTAAATAAAGCATTAGTATATAATTCAGAATCCCCATCATCTACAGGATTTCAAGGGTCTGGAATGAAATCCTCGGCTTTTTTATTTGATCAAGACCATAATCAACTTCCTACAATAATTTTAGCATCTAAGTTATATAACGGAGGTTTCGCTATTAGAATGATTGAGCACAAAACTCCCTCTTTTGAATACAATTTAGGAACACCAATAAAACATTGTACGGTGTTAACTGAATCTCAATTAAAAAAATGGTTTGGTAATGAATACGATGAATACAATGTATTTTATTTAAAATCTGCAAAAACTCACAAAGATGGAAAAAGATATATATCTCCTGCAATGATGGATCATTTATCTAATATAACAGCAGGTTTTGATATGACAACATTAAAAATTGAAGCATTAATTCGTGCAGGGAAATCTTCTGAATCTGATACAAAACAACTCAGTGACCAATCTAATATGAACCTATCTAACTGGGGTAGTCAGGATAGTCGTTATATATTTAAAAGCAGAGCAGAAAAGGAAGAAGCTTTACCTATAATAAATCGTGTTGTTGAAAAAAAAAGAAATTCAATACACTTATGAAAGAGAAACTTTTAAAATTGATGTCGAAGTAACAATCAAATTATTGGCAAATTTAACAAATAAAAATGCAGGGCGTCCATATAAAATTGTTGATGGTAAAATTACTGAAAGTAATATTGATCGTGAATATAATAATCATGCTAGACTTTATATAAAATTGCCATATACACCAGATAAAAATGCAGAACGTGTAATTACTATGCCGGTACATACAAGTAATATTTTTACAAATAGAACTAATCGTACCTTAGGTTTTTTAGATTCTAAACAAAAACATATTTCCAATCCACTTAAAATTAAAGCATTTAATGAATATCTAAAAAATTCATTAAATAGTGACTTTTCCAACGTATTAGTAAAGAAACAGTCAGCATTTCTTGATATAAGTTGTGTTGTAAGTCTCCCTACTAGGGCAATTCAAACATTTTTTTCACCAGGAAAAATAGATTCAATATTTAATGCGTATCCAAAACAATTACGCGAGATAGCATATAAAGCAATGGAAGAAATTTTCTCAAATCATTCAGATGAATATGATACAATGTTACAAAATTACAAAAATTTTTTCAAGGATATTGATACAAATAAATATGTACCGTTAATTATCGATAACGAATTTAAGGGTAAGGGTAATAATAATATAGAGAAATTGATTGCATACGACGAGACGAATACAATACCTATAAAACATAACTGTGACGTTGATTTCGTTAAAACTATTTGTTTGCGTTATAAAAGTGATGGTGAATATTTTAACTTAACCCAAAATTTTAATAACACGACAGATATAAATTCAGGATGTACATTAACACCAGTTAATGTGGATATGGGGCTATATAGATTAACCGTAGAAATAAGCAAATGGACACACGGTAGACGTTTTATAATTATTAATAATAATGGTAATAATTATAAGATTGATAATATATATTTCGGAAATCCCAGAATTAATAATACTGGTACTGGCAGCAATGGTAATAGTGGCACTGGCAATGGTAATAGTGGTACTGGCAATGGTATTAAGGGTAATAATGGTAATAGCAAGTCGGTAGAATATCATAAACCATTAGGTGAAAATGAAATATACGGAATAATAGAAGGTAATATGTTGATTTTAAACAGGGATCATCCTAAAATTTTTAAAATTATAGTAAATAACGATTCTATTCAAAGTTATGGAAGCAAGTTTCAAAAACTATATGATGATTTGGATTATTTATGTAAATTAAAATCAACCCTAACACGAGATTTTGATACAACATATAAACTTCATAGTGAAGGGATAATGCAAGTCAAAGATACAATAGATGAAATAGATGTAATTTTAAACAGAACTATAATTGTACCTGCAATAGACAAGTTTTACAAGGACAATAAATTTGAATAATATTAACAAGGACATAGAGGATATGTTTATCAAGCTACAAATTTCATGTGGAATTAAGTGCAAAACGTACTGATTGGAAAATTAAGGGAAAAGAAACACTTACATGGACAAACTGTAGTGGATGTGTTTAGAGGTATAAAAACCCCCAAAACAACAATAGGAGAATATTAGAAAATGACTAAAAGAATTTTAATTCCGTGGAGTGGTGGTTTAGATAGTACGGCTCTAGTAATATCGGCATATTCTCATAATATACCATTTGATACATGTTTCTTTAAAATAAACAATAATGTACAGTTACAAATTGAAGAGTTAAAAGCCAGAAAGAAAATATTAAAGTATTTGAAAAAACAACATTCAATGCAGCCACATATTTCCGACGTAATAAGTAATATTAATGCAATAAATGTGCCTTCTGATGCACAGTTATTATTACCAGCATTATTGATTGCCACATTATTAATGACTGTTAATTTAAAATTATATTCTGAAATACAATTTGGTTATATTAAAGGTGATGATTTTTGGCATGTTAAAGAGCACTTTGAAAAAATGTTTTACTCAGGTTTTAAAATGACTAGATCAGCAGAAATCCCTAAAATAACATACCCATTTGAATGGCATAAAAAAGATCAAATAAAACGTGATTATTATAGCGGTGAATATGAAACTATTTTTAATAAAATATGGTTTTGCGAAAAACCAGAAAATAGAACACCATGTGAAAAATGCACCTCGTGTATTAGACACTATAATGAAATAAAATAAGAGAAATAAATTATGAAAGAATCAGTAACAAAAGAAAATAAACAACCACACTATGTCAGTACATCTGAAGTGAATAAATTGTTATCTCAAGCTTTACGAGCTATTTGCTTAACAAGAGATTACGTAGGTGAAACGAAATTACCAGCTTTAAATGGCTGGGAGTGGTACGAAGCAGGTAAGAAACTTGCAGATCACTTAGATGATGATGTATGGTCAATTGAATTTAAAAAACGGGTAAATATAGATAAAAGTCACGAGGTAAGAAAAGCATTTAAAGTTGGTGATTGGGTTTCTTCACATGTACATCAAGGTTGTTCGGCAGTTTTCGAAGGCATATATTGTGATTATCAACCATTTAGCTATTTAGATGATTATGACTCAAAAAACTTTAAACATGCTACACCCGAGGAAATAGAAAACGCAAAAAGAATATCATAATATTTATATGACACTTAAAACATGGGAAGTCCGTAGGGTTTCCCGGAAGGAAATAACTGCATTTATTGAACAGTGGCACTATTCGTCTAGTATAAACGGTTGTATAACTGATTATTGTTATGCATTATATGATGGTGATGAAATGAAAGGAGCAATGTTTTTTGGTCGTATGGCTATGGCTAACCAATGGAAAAGATTTAGTGATGATAAAACAAAGGTTATTGAATTAAGAAGGTTATGTTGTATTGATGATACACCAAAAAATACAGAAAGTTATTTTATAGGTGCCGCATTAAGAATGCTTAGAAACGAATGGGGAAAAGGCATAGTTGTTTCTTATGCTGATAAAGAATATGGACATTCTGGTATCATATATAAAGCAAGCAATTTTAAAATGGTTGGTGAAATAAACGGTGCTAATATCATTATGTGGAATGGAAAGAGATATCACGATAAAACCATAAGAACGAAATATAAAGGTGAATTAAAACCATTTGCAAGAAAATTAAAAGATGCATTAGAAAATGGTGATGCATTTTATAAAAAAACAGCCGGTAAATACACTTTTGTATATAATTTATAACAATAGGAGATAATTAATGAACAAAGACAGAACTGAGATATGTAATATTATTAGTAAAATGCTGGATGCCCCTGACGAATCTGGCATCTATCCAACAACCATAGCTTATACAGAATTAGAGAAATATATTGAACGTGTAAGAATGGAAGCTAGGGTCGATATATATGCAAGAATGAATGATGATAAACATGAAAAACCAATAGCTGAACAATGCAAACTAGAAGCCACTGACCATAAAACCAACAACCTTTTAATAAACATGACAAAAGAAGAATTTTATAAAAAATATGGGGAAATAAAAGTTAAATTTTCTTCATATAACAAATTCATATTTGCATATAGCACAATGTTAGATGATGGTTCTATTTTGACTTGTAAATATGGTGGAACCTCCTACAATATTTATAGGCATGATGTATCAATTGAATATGAAGAAATAATTGAAAATTTACAACCATATTGTGGTAGTGTATACAAAAATGGCGTAGAGATATGTCATTTTCATGACGATATTAATTAAAGAACATGTCATTAGATTTAAATAAAAAACCAAAAATAGTTGATTACTTTCCTAAACAGACCCCCCGTAAAATTCAATTAGATACATTTGAATGGTTGGAGAAACAAACAGCTAAATATGTTATATTAGAACTCCCCGTAGGTTGCCACGAAAAAGGAACATTAATATTAATGTATAATGGATCTTTACAAAAAGTAGAAGATATACAAGTTGGTGATTTGGTTATGGGTCCAGATAGCACACCAAGAAAAGTTTATACTTTACACCAAGGAACCGATGATATGTATAAAATTTCTCCAAAAAAAGGAGATGATTTTGTGGTTAATGCCAATCATGTATTATCATTAAAAAGTACACCATCGGGTAAACATTACCCATCAAGCGAAACAGGACAAGAAATAAAAAATATTTCTATAAATGATTATTTAAAAAAATCGAATCATTTTAAACGATCATATTTATTATATAAAACTAATGCAATAAATTTTGGTATAACACAAAATCTCCCATGTCCACCATATTTATTAGGACTATATTTAGGCGGCGATATAAAAACCAGCTCAACAGAATCTTTAAAAGAATTAAACTTATGGTGCAAAACATCGAAAGAAAAATTTATTCCATTAATATATAAAACGGCGTCAACTCGTGAACGATTAGAATTATTAGCTGGAATACTTGACACGGATGGAACATTACAAAACAACACATTTGATATAACTTTAAAAAGCGAAATTTTTATTGACGATATTATTTTTGTAGCACGGAGTTTAGGATTTTATGCAAAAAAACGCATAAAGAAAACTGGATTGTATAAAGGAAACATTTATTATAGGACTAGTATTTGTGGTGATATCAACGAAATACCAACTAAACTAATACGAAAACAAGCAAAACAAAGAAAACAAAAAAAGAGAGTTACAGTAACATCTTTTGATATTGCATATATTGGTGCTGGCGAATATTATGGTTTTGAAGTTAGTAAAGATAATCTTTATGTTATGGGTAATTTTATAGTTACACATAATAGTGGGAAAAGTGATATTGGCATAGCGTATTCAAGATGGTTGACTAAAAATGGAAAAGGAAAGTCATTCATTCTAACACCACAGAAGATTTTACAAGCTCAATACGAAAAGTCATTTAACAACAAAACCATAGCATCATTATATGGTAAGGCCAATTATGACTGTCGAACGAAAAATACAGATTGCTCTATCGGTACTACTAAAGGAAAAAAATGTAGTACATGTCCTTACAAAACTGCATTTGACTATGCTAAAAGATCACCTAATGTAGTATTTAACTATTCACTTGCATTATTATTATTTAAATATGCACCATCAAGTTTTGACAAAAGAAGTCTACTTGTATTTGATGAATGCCATACTTTAGAATCACATTTAACTGAGTTTAGTTCTATTTACATCAATAAAAAACGTACTACTGATTTTAGTAATTTTAAATATGTATTTCATAATGATATTGAAAAGGCATATGAATGGACCAAAGACACATATTTACCTGCATTAGACACATATGTATTAGAATTAGAAGAAAAAGCAGAACCATTAAAAGATGCTGTAAACCTAACTAAAGAAGAAGCTTTATTACTAAAAAAACTAAATGCAGCAGAAAACCACTATTTAGAAACATCAGAATTCATTTTTGGATATGCTAAAACATATAAAGACGAATTTGTATTAACTAAAGAATTAAATGGTTTCAAATTTAAAATGTTATTTGGTAAGAAAAATTTTAAAGAAATTCTGAATAAAAAAGCTAAGAAATTTTTATTCATGTCTTCTACTATATTAGATAAAAACGAATATTGTAAAGATTTAGGTATTCCTTTGGATGAAACTGCCTTTTTAACATTGCCATCTGAATTTCATGTAAAAAATCGACCCGTATATTATGTACCACAAATGAAAATGAATGCAAAATGGCAAAATCCAGATAATAAAAAGGGTAGAAAAGACATGTTAGATTGTATTAAACATCTTTCTGATATGCATAAAACAGAAAATGGTATTATACATACTGGCAATTTTAAAATTGCGGAATGGTTAGTTAGTGAACTAGATGGCGAAATAAAGCATAAAATTTTACATCATAATCCTGGACACATGTTTCCGCGTGGTGTTGTAATTGATCAATTCATGGGGTCCACAAAGCCAAGTATTTTAATTTCGCCTAGTATAACAGAAGGATTGGATTTATCTGATGATTTAGGTAGATTTGTCATGATTTGCAAAATTCCTTATGGCAATTTAATGGATGCATGGATTAAAAAGCGATTAGACTTATCCGGCATGTGGTATAAACGCCAAGCACTAAAAGATATCATTCAAGGATGCGGTCGTGTCGTGCGTTCTAAGGACGATTGGGGAACGGTGTACATCCTAGATGAGAGTTGGGGATATCTATTCAACACGACGCGTACAATGGTTCCTAAGTGGTGGAAAGATTCATACAAACGATTATAAATTTTGATTTGAAGTCTAACCCTAAAAAAATAAAAATATCATGATAAACTACCAGATTTTGCCTTTAAAATATCGACAATAATATCGCTCATTATTTGTCGTTCGCCGGGCGTTCTATAAAATAAATCTTCATATTGGATTCCACCATTCATATAATATGCTATTTCTGCTATTTCTTTTATTAAATATTTAATAGAATCTCTTAATTGATGCATCATTTTTATGATATCTTCTTGACTTCCTAATTTTAGGGTTATGTAAAAAAATTTACTGGATTTAAGGATACATTCATATCCATCTTTTCCCCACAATCTTTACATATATCACTAACTACATTTTCTACGCCCCAATTAGTAATAGAGTCTATTCTATCACTAATCTGCCTTAAATATCCAGCAGGTATTGTATTTAACCATTCAAATATATGATTGCTATCTTTAACCCCATCAACATTATCAATTAGAGATAACACCGAAGTTATAAATTCGCGTGAAACTTCTTCTGGCTTCATATCTGAAGTATCTCTATCAAATGTTTTATATACATTAATTATCTGACCATATCTAGGTGGAACTAAAGAACATACTTGATTATTATCAAAAACCACTACACATTCCTTAGTAAGAATATTTTTATCCATTTTTATATTACTCTGTAACCATTTATCAATGTTTATCAAATATGAATGCTCTTTTCCCCCTTCACATTCATGTTGAAAAATAACTTCATAACTATCACCATACGTTATTTTTCTTAGTGCAATAAGAATGTAATCCATATCTTTGCCCAATATCTCTAAAGGCTTAAGAATTTGCGGAACGCAACGTCTAATAACCTCTGTTATAGCAGTACCGTTTAGCAATCTATCTGGTGTTTTCATAATAATTTCATCCATAGTTACCATAGGATGAATCATAATTTCACCTCCAACAACATCATCTGATAATTCGCCATTGTTATAAAATAAACCTCCAGAGGGCAATAAAAATGCTTCGCCAGGCAATTGTGTTTTTGCTAATAAAGGATTAACTGTTGGTGGAACTGGCGTTGATGTATATTGTTGTGGTGGATTTGCACTACTATTTGAATCTGGTTCTTTAAATTGTTGCTTACGCTGTCTACTCATTAATTTCTCCGTTATATATTATTATTATTATATTATATCAATATATTTATGTTTTTGTAATATCGCACATTTTATAAATAATGTAATGGCTAATTTAACACCAACTGAAGTGAGACAGTATGCTAATATTTTCGCTGAAGCATTTAAACAATCTAGTGTATTTACGCAACAATCTAGTGGTAGTAGCGGTGGATATAGTTCAAATGCCCCCGATAAAAAACAAAATCAGGAACAGAAAAAATATACAAAGAACTTAGCACAATCAAATTCTTTATATGAAGATCATCATAAAGCTATTAAAAGAAGTACAAAATCGTTAGAAGGTATGAAAGTTGGTATGGGAAAAGCCGTATCTAGCATGTTAAACATGGGTAAAATGATAGCTTTGGCAGTCACAGGAATGTCTGCGAAACAATTAATTGACGATTATAAATCCAGCATGAAATATGCTATTTCTGGATTAAAGGGTCATGGAGATCATTTACAAAGAGCAACAGACGCAGTATATAGATTTGGCACAACATTACAAGAGCTTAATGAATTAGAATATGCAACTAGGCGAACGACTATAGCAATGGGTGGATATACTAAGTGGGCAGAAAAAATAAAAAATCAACATGCAGACTATTTTCCATTATTGGGTGGCGTTGCGGAATCAACAAAATATTTAGCTAACCAGATGGATATAATGGCTACATCTGCCGGAATGAACCCTAAAAACATAGAAAAATATAATAAAGAAATACTTTTAAGTACAAAACAATTGCATGTTATGGGTACATTATTGCCTGAACAACAAGAAATATTAAAAGAAACTTTAGAATTAGAAACTGTTAGATCAAAAATAGTAAAAGCAAATTCTTTTAAAGAACGAATGGCAATAATAAAAGGAATAAAAGCTCGGCAAGTAGAAATGCAACAAATGGGGATGAGTACCGAAGCAATCAAAAAAAATAATAAAACGCTGAATGATATTAATAACACCAATCCATTGGATCGTAGTAGTAAAGCAATATCAGCACAAATAGGTTACAGTTATGGAGGTAGACAAAAAGAAGGAGCACGACTAGCCAAATTATTACGTGAGGGAAGAGAAGAAAATTCGGCAGAAATAGCTTCTTTACAAAATGATTTTGCGGATAGAATCCGTGCACTAAAAGCCCGTGGTCGTGAGATGAATGCACAAAGACCAGGAAGTGGAATGGGATTAGAAATCAGAGCAGGTATGATGGAAAAAAATGCCTTTACTAAGTTAGGAATGAATATATCAGATTATGGTGTAGGTCAACGCAAGGCAATTAAACTAACTGACGAACAATTAACTGGTCTTGTTACTAACTCAATAGCCGAGTCTGGTAATAAAACCGTAGAAAAAACCGTATATTATGGCGAAATAATGCAAAATTTACTTATGAAAAATAATGCGGTAACAATAGCAATTTATACTCTATTAGATTCTTGGTTGGGCAAGAAAACAGCATTAGAATATAAAAACGAAGAAGTAGCAAAAGCAGGTGCAAAAATTAATGAACTGGAACGTATGAGGAACCTCGAACGCAAACAAGGATATGCTACTGATAAACCAACTTTCATTGGGAAAATGCTTGGCGTAGCATCATTAGATGAGCAGATGAAAAAAGCACGTGAAGATTATAGAAAACTTCAAAAAGAAGCAAATAAATTGCGTGCCACCGACAGTAAAACTCAATTAACTGCGTCAGCGGAAGGGAATAAAATTCTTAAAGAAATACAAACAACACAAAAAAAAGCAACAGAGAATACTGGTGGTGGTAACGTTGCAATGGGTGCTAGTGGCAGTAGCGGTTTTAGTGGTGGCAGTAGCGGTTTTAGTGGTGGCGGTGGTGGCGGTGCCAACGTTGCAATAGGTGCTGGTGCAATAAATTCATCATCTACGTATTCAGGATCTTCTGCCGGTGTTAACACTAAAATGGGAACAAAAGCAATAAAAAATTCAGAATTTGTTGCTGCATTAATGCCACAAGCAATAGCAATGGGAAAAAAATATGGAATAGATCCTCAAGCTATTATAGCACATGCAGCACTTGAAACTGGTTTCGGCAAAAAGATGCCACGAAATGCAGATGGAACAACTAGTTTTAATTTCTTTGGTATGAAACCTGGAAGAGGATATAAAGGTGCCGTAACAAAGAAAAACGCAACAAATGAATTTCGTAACGGAAGAATGCGAAGAGAAAAACATGCATTTCGTTCATACGGAAGTGCAGCAGAAGGATTAGAAGGATATGAAAATTTTGTTACAAATAACGGTAGAGGTGGTAGATATACTAAAGCTGGCGTAACAGATACGGGTGGTGACCCAATAGAATTCTTTAAAGCTCTAAAAAAAGGTGGTTGGGCTACAGATAATAAGTATGTTTCCAAGTTATCATCAACATATAATGCCATTACTGATATTGTTAAAAAGACACCAAGTATTACTTCTAAAGTTAAAGAAGATGCCGATGCAAAAGCTAAAGTTAAAAAAGACGAAGATACAAAAAAACAAGTAGAAGAAACTAAAATGAAGAAAGAAGAAATGGCTAAGGTAGAAAAAAAGGAACAAGAAAAAAAGGATATTGATAAAAAGAAAATCGAAATAGGTGAGCAACAAGTACAATTACAAAGCGAGCAATTAAGACAAACTAAAAAAATGGGAAAAACAGAACCAGCGAAATCTACTGCTCAATTCACATGTTAATTTTATAACTATAAATAGTATATAAATTCGTAAGAAGGTAAAAAATGGCAAAATGGACAAATTTTTATAAGATAGTAGAACCAAAACCTAATGCTGTAAAAATTTCTGATAATCAAACTATTGGTGATCAAGGTGCATATGGGAATTTTTCGTGGTATCAACGACTTGTTCAAGGTAGTGCATCAAGATTAACACGTTATCGTGAATATGATCTTATGGATGCAGATGTTATTGTATCCCGTGCTTTAGACACTTTAGCAGAAGAAATCACTGGAAACATTGAAAAACATGAAGATTGTATAGAAATATGGATTGATGATGAATATAAGGAAGAAATTGATGATAATATTGTTCAAACATTAAAAGTTTCTTTAAAATATTGGATTAAAATATATAAACTTAAGACTAAGCTATTTAAATTATCCAGAACACTTCTTAAATATGGTGATTGTTTTTTTGAAAAACAACAGAAAAAAGGATCAAATTCATTTCGTTGGGTTTATATTCATCCAAAAAACATTATTGGTGCAATAGTTGATGAAGAAGATGTAACAAATGTATTAGGATGGCAGATAAAAGAAGATGAAAAGAAAGTCAAATCCAGTTATGGTGTACCTGTTTCTAATACATCGAGCACTATTGAAACACGATTAGTAACAGCAGAACAAATATTGCGTTTTACTTTGAACGATGATATGAGTGATGCGGCACCATTTGGTGATTCTGTATTAGGTCCAGTATATCGTTCACATAAACAGAAGCAATTAATTGAAGATGCTATTATTATTTATCGCGTTCAACGAGCACCAGAACGTCGTGTATTTTATATTGATGTGGGAAGAATGCATCCACAAAGGGTTAAAACATATCTTGAAAATATAAAAAATGAAATAAAGCAAAAAAAGGTTCCGAATATTCATGGTGGGCAATCGAATGTAGATACAGTTTATAGTCCTCAAGCAATGAATGAAGATTTTTTCTTTGCAGTTCGCGAAAACGGTCGTGGGTCAAAAGTCGAAACATTACCAGGTGGTCAAAATCTTGGGGAATTAACTGATTTGGAATACTTTCAAAATAAAGTATGGGAAGGTTTAAAAATACCCGTATCATATATGAGAGAAAATGGTGATTCTTCTAGTTGGAATGATGGTAAAGTTGGTGTTGCATATATTAAAGAGTTAAGATTTGCTTTATATATTCAAAGATTACAAGGATATGTTGAAGAAGTTCTTAACGCAGAATTTAAACAATATATTAAGAAAAACAATATTAATATTGACGAAAACTTGTACAGTATAATATTACCAGAACCTTCAAACTTTGGTAAATATCGTCAACAAGAAGTCGATGCTGCTGTGTTGGGTATCTATGGATCAGCAGATGCTATTCCATATCTATCTAAACGTTTTGCACTTTCAAAATACTTACAATTAAGTGATGCTGAAATCATAACAAATGAATCATTACTTAGAGAAGAAAAAGGTATTGAAGAAGAAACAAGTGAAGATGAACTTATAAAAGCAATGTATGGTTTGCCACCCGAAGGTGAAGCATTAGGTGGTGGAGCATTAGGTGGTGCACCAGGGGAATTACCTATGACAGCAGGTGGTGACTTAGCTGGAGAAGAAGATTTGATTGGTGGTGAAGGAACTGAACCCCCTACAGAACCCGAAGCTGGTCTAACACCACCACAATAAAAATTATATAAAAATAAAAATAATTGCGAAAAATTAAAAAAAACATAAATAAACTAAAGAGGAAGATGAAAATGGCAGATAGAGAACAACTTAGTCAAATGATTGATTCATTAATAGATAGTAAACCAGAAGAAGCACAAGTTGCATTTCATCACTATCTATCTGATAAAATGAAAGACGAATTAAATCAACCTGGTAACGGGGATGATGTAACAGCGTAATACACGCAACCAACAATAAAGGAACAAGGATAGGGGTTTAAAATGAAAAAGAATTTGTTTAATATGGTAGAAGCTTTAATTAATAAAGATCACAAAGCCGCCGAAAAAGAACTTCATAAACATTTAGTTGATGGTATGCGTGCATCATTCGTAACCGAAATGGATATGGATGATGAACATATGGATGGTGATTATGATGATATGGACGACGAACATATGGATGGTGATTACGATGATATGGACGATGAACATATGGATGGCGATTACGATGATATGGACGATGACGAAGGTGGTTGTGGCGGAAAGGTTAAAATCAAAGCGAAACGTATGCCTATGGATGACGAAGAAAGCATGGAACGTGAAGAACCCGGCATGATGGAATCTGACGATTACGATGACTATGATGAGGAAATGAAAAATAAAGATCGTTTAAAAAATAAACGTCGTAAAAAAATGAAAAAAGATTCTAAGAAAAAAGAAGGTATGATGGAAGGCGGAGAATATGAAGAAGAATCCGGCAAAGACATGAAGGATGACGATTACGATGATGACAAAAAGGACATGAAGAAAGACGACGATTACGATGATGACAAAAAGGACATGAAGAAAAAGAAAGATGACCTATGTGATGATGACAATCCTAAAGACATGAAAGATGTTAAAGGTAAAAAAGACATGGATGATGAAGATAAAAAACTTGACGAAATGGCAAGTATGATGTATCCAAAGGATTACGCACGTAATGAAAAAGGATCTGTATATCATTCAGTATCTCATAAAGATAATTCCCGTAAATATAAAAATCCTGTAAAAGGGAAAAGAAAAGGATTAAAAAACATATCAGATGGACATCCTAGCCCTGATCAAGATGGCAAGAAAATAAATCGCCGGACTGATAAAACGAAAGCTTATCATGGTCGTTCACGAGAAGGTGCTAAAATTTAAACTTTAAATTTAAACCCTTACCTATCAAAAACCCGGTTCGCCGGGTTTTTTTATGCATTTTTATTTGTCGTTTATAAATATAATAAAATATAAAAATTTTTATGGAGAAAATAATGACCCAACAACTATTACAAGAAACTTTCACTGATGAATCAAAAATTATCATTGAGTCAAATGAAGGAAATAACAATCTTTGGCTTCAAGGAGTATTCATGCAGGCTAATGTCGTCAATAAAAATGGGCGTAATTATCCATTAAACGAAATTTCTCAAGCATGTGATACTGCTACTCGTATGATTTCAGAAAATCACGGAATTTTTGGCGAACTAGATCATCCACAAACATTAAATATAAACCTTGATCGTATTAGTCATGTAATAGAAAATTTAAACATGAATGGTAATAATGCAATTGGTAGAGCTAAATTACTTGAAACACCATGCGGAAAAATTGCAAAAGAATTGATTAATTCAGGTGTTCGTATGGGGGTTTCTAGTCGTGGTGCTGGTAATGTAAACGAAAGTGGAAATGTTTCAGGTTTTAATTTTATTACTGTTGATTTAGTTTGTACACCATCAGCACAGGGAGCCACACCTTCTGCTGTATATGAATCATTAGATTTAGGTGGTAAAAACAAAAAAATTATGACTCTAGCAGAAAATTTGCAACATGATGCTGCTGCACAAAAATATTTTAAAAAAGAAATAATGAAATTTTTGAGTGAAAATTTATTGGAAAAAAAATAAAATGCCATTGGTTTCCATTCAGTCTTTTATTGATACTTCTAAACAAATTATTACATTTAGTGGTTCATGTCCCATTATTAAAAATTATAGCTCTTTACCAGGATCTACGGTAATTGAAGTAAAAATGTGGGGTGCCGGTGGTGGTAGTTCTACAGGTGTCGGTGGTGTAGGTGGTTTTTCTAAAGCTACATTTTTATTAAGTTCACTTCCTAGTGGTATATTAAATGTATGTGTCGGTGGTGGCGGATTTTTGACTGGTAACGCTACGGCTGGATTTAATGGTGGTGGGTTTGGTGGTGATTCCGGCGGTTCATCAGGTGCTTCTGGTGGCGGTCATTCAATTATAACTGATGGTGCTACTACATTAATTGTTGCTTCTGGTGGTGGCGGTGCATCTAATTCCTTCCCATCTGGATATTCTGCTGGCCCTGGTGGAGGTAATTCTAATAACCCAGATGGTAAAGCAGGACAAGGTGGTGGATCGAATGGCGGTCTTGGCGGCACACAACTTGCTGGCGGTACTGGTGGTATCGCTCCTGATGGACCATCCTTTAATGGACAAGCTGGTTCATCATTACAGGGTGGTAATGGTGGTACTGGTGGATCAAATCCAGGTGGCGGTGGCGGTGGTGGTTTTTTTGGCGGCGGTGGCGGCGGAAACGCAACAACAAACTCTAATGTTGGAACCGGTGGTGGTGGATCATCATTTATAAATGCATTTGCACAAACCTCTTTATTTGATGGTTCTACTGGTGCAGGAGATACAACAGTTCCACAAACAGCCGATATAGATTACATATCTGGTGTTGCTGCTATAAATGGTGGCGGAAATGGCGGAAATGGCTTAGTAATTATTAGTATATTGTAAAAATATCAAAGTAAATAGCTTTTATTTGTCTAACTATACCACCTTCAACTAACTGTTTAATAAGCAGTTTTATCTAACATGTTGTTTTTTATACAATCTTAATAAATATTTTAATAATAAAAATAACTTCAAACCTCTAATTTTATAGGAAAAATAAAAATGAACGAATTATTGGAAAAATTACTTGAAGCAGAAGTACTCTCTGGGGAAACAAAGACAGAGTTGGAAGAAGCCTTCAAAACACAAATAAATGAAGCAGTAGAAGCAGCTAAAGCTGAAGCAACTGCTGATGTACGTGCTGAACTCACCGAAGCGTGGGTTACAGAACGCGATACTCTTGTAGAAGCAGTAGATTCTAAGGTTACTGAATTTTTGAACGCAGAATTAACTGAACTTCGTGAAGATGTCGAAAAATTCCGCGATTTAGAAGCTGAATATGCAGAAAAATTAGTTGAAGCACGTGCTTCAATGCGTGATGAACTAAAAGTTGACTTGGGTGAGTTGGTTGAACAACTTGACGGATTCCTTGAAGTACGTTTGAACACAGAATTAACTGAACTTCGTGAAGACATCCAAGAACAAAAGAAAAATGATTTTGGTCGTCGTATGTTTGAAGCTTTCGGTGAAGAATTCGCAAACAACTTTGCAGATGATGACAGCTTGGCTGGTACATTAAGTGAAACACGTACACGTCTTTCTGATACTGAACATGCACTTGAAGAAGCTGAAGAAAAACTTTCTGCTATGACTCGTGCTGACAAGTTAACGAAAGTATTAAGTCCGCTTTCTGGCAAACAACGTGATGTTATGGAAGCGATATTAAAGAACATATCTACCGATATGTTGGAAGAAGGATACAAAACATTCATTGGCCGCGTCGTAACTGAAGCTGCCACTGGCGAATCAGAAGAAGGAAACGATAAAGTACTTACTGAAGATGCTAAAAATGAAGAAGTCCTAAAAGAAAATAAAGTAGTAACTGGCGACAATGTTGACGAGTTGGAAGCTGCTAAAAACGAAGGTATTGGCCTCAACGAAGACGCAAAAATACGTCTTAAAAAGATGGCAGGTATTCTTTAATAACACGAATATTTTAAAAGGAAATTTATATAATGAATGAATTATTCGAAAATTGGACTGAAACTAAAGAAGCATTGTTGGAAGGGCTTGACGCTGACCAACAAAAAGTAATTGATCCGCTTCTTGAAAATCAGAAAAACTATTTAATCGCTGAAGGTGCAGCTCAAGGTGGAGCAGGTGCTCCACATGGTGCAACCACAGCACATGACATCGCTGGATTCCGTAAAATTTTGATCCCGATGATACGCCGTATTATACCAGGCACAATTGCAACTGAACTTGTTGGTGTACAGCCAATGACTGGTCCTGTTGGACTTATCTATTCTTTGCGTTATAAGTATGGTGAAACTGCCGATGATCCAGGTCGTTTTCCTTCTGTAGCAGCAAATGAACAAGATGTTGCTGCTGGTGACGAAGCATTCGGTAACGATCCTTACTTGCGTTCGTTCTACTCTGGTGCAATCGCTGGTGGTTCACCTGTTGCTGATATTGACCAAGTTCCTGGTGTTTCTGGCTTAAATGCTGGTGCCAACCTTGAAGCTGATATTGCTGCTATAGGAACTACTGGTGAAGCATGGGGTTCAACCCTTGATTTCACTTCTGATTGTGGCACTGCTACTGCTGGACATATGGTTCATGGTGGTTCTGGTTCTACAATGGAAGGTTCTGGTGGTCGTAAAATGAGTTTGGAAGTTGTGTCTCAAGCTGTTGAAGCTGGTTCACGTAAACTTCAAGCTGGTTGGACTATCGAAGCTATGCAAGATATGAATGCACAACATGGATTGGACATCGAAAGTGAAATGACTCAGGGTCTTTCTGCTGAAATCGTTCAGGAAATCGATAGTGAAATCTTGGCTGACCTTATCGCACTTGCTGGTACAACTGCTATCTTTGATGGTCGTGGTGCTGGTAATTACGGTTCTGGTGGTAACTACACGCCTGCTTATATTGGTGACCGTTTGGCTAACCTTGGTGTTCTTATTAATTTCGTTGCTAACGAAATTGCACGTAGAACTCGTCGTGGTGCTGCTAACTTCATCGTTGCTTCTCCAATGGTTGTTTCTATTCTTCAGAGTGCTGCTAAATCTGTTTTCGCTCCTGCGATTGCTGGTTCTTTCAAAGGCCCTAACAACACTATGTTGGTTGGTACTTTGAACGGTACTATTAAAGTTTACAGCTATCTTTGGAATCAGGCGTCTCCACTTACTGGTACATCTTGGGGTGCTTCTAATCCTGCTGCTATTGCACGTAATACTGGTGAAGATACTATCCTTGTTGGTTATAAAGGTGGTAACGGCGAAACTGATACTGGTTACTTCTACTGCCCATACATCCCATTGATGTCAAGTGGTGTGATTGTGAATCCGGTTACGTTCCAACCTGTTGTATCATTGATGACACGTTATGGTAAAACTTTCTTTACCGATCCGTTAACATCCTTGGGCAATAGCCGTGATTATTATGGAAAAATTTCTATTCCTAATGGTGCTGCTCTTGACCTAACTTAATTTTTTGAATTAAGTCAATAAAATCCGCCACTTACGAAAGTTGTGGCGGATTTTTTATTTGTTTTTAGGGAACTTTTAAAATTACTTCGTGTCAAAGGTATTATAATGTTAAATATAGATAAAAATTATCCAAAAAAATTAGAAGCAATTAAAATAAAAATCTTAGATACATATATAGGAGCTAATAAACATCATAAATTGCAATGCATGATATGTGATAATATATGGTCAGCTACACCTAAAGCAAAAATACAAAACTTTAAAAATTCTAATATAAAAGGATGCCCCAAATGTGTAAGAGATAATATATTAAAACATTCCAGAAGAAAAGCACTAAATGATATTAATAAAACATTTAATATTTTAACCAAAAATTATGATGGGAGAAGATGTGATAATGGGAAGCAACTCAAAATAGAAGTACAAAACAAAACATGTAGTCACATTTTCACAGTAACACCAGGAAATATATTATCAAGAAATGTTATTTGTCCAATTTGTAATACTGAGAAAAAACGAGAACAATTTAGACAATGGACTTATGAAAAACAAAAAAAATATTTGGAAACTGCTAGTTCATGGAAACAATATAAATCCAAAGTTTCTATATTAACACGAAAAAATTACGAAACGTATAAATTATATATAAATCCTCATAATTTAACACGTGCCAAAGCAGGAATAAAAAATGCATATCACTTGGATCATATCGTTCCGGTAAGATATTGTTTTGATAATAATATCCCATGTGACATATGTGCACATCCACAAAATTTGGAATTAATAGAATGGAAAAATAATATATCACATGGGAACAAATTAAAAGATAAAATCCCACCCATTTTTAATACACATATAAACAAAAACACAATTTATAAAACATTTGTGGATACACTTAAACAAACTTTTGGAGAAGAATTAATAACATATTATAAGGGATTATCACCCTATGTATTAACAGTTTATTTACAAAAACAAAAAATCGGTATTTTATTTTGCCCACTTGATGACTATAAAGAACAAACTATTAAAAATAAATATTTATTTCGTGACATGCATAATAAAGCATTAATAGAAGGAATTACATTTATACAAATTTTTGAAGATGAATGGTTTTATAATAAAGATTTATGGATAAAAAAACTAAAGCATATTTCGAATAATAATATATCAACAAAAATACATGCACGAAAATGTAAAATTCGTTTAATATCTGCTAAAGAAAAAAACATATTTTTAACTACACATCATATTCAAGGAAAAGATAATAGTACAATAAAATTAGGTGCATTTTATAATAATGAATTAATTTCAGTAATGACATTTTTGAATCCGCGAATAATAACAAGAGGAAATCATTTTGATACAACAAAATATGAATTATGTAGGTTTGCTACTAATACAGACTATAGAATACCAGGTATTGCTTCTAAATTATTAAAATATTTTACGAGAAATTATAATTATACAGAAATATATAGTTATGCCGATATGAGGTATAGCCAAGGAAAATTATATTATGCTTTAGGATTTGAATTGGATCATATTAATAATCCAGACTATTACTATATTATAGACGGAAAGAGAAAACATCGTTGGGGATATAGAAAAGATATGTTAAAAAACATGTTTGAAAACTATGATAAAAATATATCTGAATATGACAATATGTTAAATAATAATTATGATAGAATTTGGGGATGTGGAACTATAAAATTTACAATGAAAAGCCGAACCTAACTACAGGGTTCAGCCTTTGTAATTTACGATGAAAGAAATATCCAAAATGAGTCATCAGGCTTGTTAAAATAATTTATTAAATATGGTTGTCTTGTTTTATAACTACGCAGTTTTAAAAGTTGAGATTTATTTAATTGAACATCAAAAGCATCATGAGTAATTCCATCTGTTATCTTTCCAGTATTACAATCCATATCTACTGTAGGTAATAATAATCCAACTTTTATATTTCTAAGTCCCCTTTCTTTGGTACTCTTACATAATACATATAATACTTCTGCCTGTTTATTACTCGTATTATAGTTAGCTTTATATTTATCTAAAAAAGCAACTCTAATACTTCTAATTATATCATAATCATCAATAATAAAAGAAGTCCACTCATGATTAAATTCTGGTATCTGACTAAAGGTTAACGCCACCAATTTTTGGTCATGAAGATATACTTCATCAACATAGGCTTTATCAACCTTATTAACAATAACAGCTATAACACACAAAATTATAATGTTTCTCATTTCTTGCACCTATAATGTTGAACTACTGTAATCAACACAACAAAAATAACTAGCAGATACTTGTGTATTTGGATGATTATTCCAAACAAATATAGTGAAAAATATTGCTATTATAACTATTAAAGTTTTGAAGAACTCACCAATTATTTCACCTATTTCATACATCTATATCTCCAAATTTGTTTATAAGAAATTTAATGATAACAGATTTTTAGGAAATGTCAAGAAATATTTAACATGTTAAGCAAATAATGTGAAGCCGGTCACATTTCTTCGCTGGTATTGCGTGAAAGCCAGTTACGAAGTTTTTGGGAGGATAATTTTGTTACATCTTTTATATGAATATTTTCTTTAATGGTCATTGAAACTGGTGTTGGTGATAGAATATTTTCGTAATTCCAATCTATTAAGATTATATCATTGGGGTTCATAGAAATACGATTACATCCTTCACCTATAAACATTTTGCAATATTTTTTTACAGAATACTTTATACCATAAATCGGTGATGTTAATAAAGACTCACGTAATTTTTCTTTAGATTCCCAATATTCTTTGAATGTTAACTTCATAAATATATTTATTCATATGGTATACCGTAATACCTTTTTTTGGTACTATTAGTTTCAACCAGCACTAATTGTTGAATGGCATTATCTGAATAAATTTTCTTTTTCCAATATTTTAACCGCTCGACGGCATCATGAAGATTCCATTTAGAATCTATAAATTCTGCATCTGTATCCAAATCTTCCGATCCCCAAATCACATCGAATTCGGGGTGATTTTTATTGTAGCAACGAACTAACCATATTTCAAACAATTTAATTGTTATTGCTTCATTATGATCACGTGCAATAGATAAAACACCTTGTGCTGCTTGATATCGTTTATTCAATGTATTTCTCCTTTATTTTAAAATTACATAACATACATAATAAACGTTTTTTAACCAATGTCAAGAATTAATTATAGAAAATCCATTTTTAAGTTCTATACCCATCATATGATCGAAAGTACTCTCTAAACCTTCTTTGTGCGAAATTATATAAAAAATAACATCTTCGTCTCTAGCTTTTCGTTTTAATAACCTTGCTGCCAATTGCACCCCAGAACCAGAAAGTCCAGCATCCAACACCTCGTCAAACAAACATATATTAATCTTTTGATGTAAATTTTGTAATACATCACGGAATGCTAACGAAAGTGCCAAATTAACACGTGATTTTTGTCCATTAGATAAATTACCAAAATCTAGTTCTCTACCAAATTGTACGATAGTTGCTGTAAGATTATGGTTAAACTGAACTATATGTGGCAAATCGAGTTCTGATAAATATTCTTGAAGTTTCATGTTTAAAAATGGAATATTTTTATCTAATAATGCCTTTCTTACAAAACTATCTTTATTAGTAAGAAGTTTATAAAGAAATTTTTGATGTTCAATGTTATCGGTTAAATTATCTATATCATCATAATCAATTATATCTAATTTTGTATCAGCTAACTCTTTGGCTTGCTCTAAAAATGGATTTGTTTCATTCTCCTTTTCTGCTAAACGTTTTTTATTATTTTCTAAGATATTCTTCATTTTCAATAAAATTTCGTAATCATCTACCAAAATTTTTGCTCTTATTTCGTTCTGTTTCACGTAAATTTTATCTATTTCGCGTTGTAGTGCTAAACAATCTTCATTTAATTCTTCTACTTCAATAGCATGTTCATCAATATATTGCGTGTGTTCTTCTGCTTCTTTTAATGCATTTTTATATGGTTGATGACATCTAGGACATTTACTATCTGATAATTCTATAAGTTCTTTTTCTTTTTGTTTAATTTTTTTATTTAACTGGGTCAATGTATTATTACTTGATTTAAATTCCTTTTCTAAGTCATTAAGACCCACTGATACTTGCGTAAGCTTTTTGTGAAACTTTTTTTGTGTTTCGATGTCTATCTTGTCATCTTCAGCAATTCTTTTAGTTAAATCCTTTAAACTGGCCTTTTGTTGTATATCCCATCCTTCAACACGTGTTTGTGCATTATTAATTTGTGTTGTATGTCGTTCATATTCCTTTTCTAACTGTTCTAATAACTTCTTTTTAGAAAGAAGCATAGTTTCATTATCTTTTATATGAACTGTTTTTAACATTTTTGCTTTTTCAGATAATCGTGTTATAGAAAACAATTCTTCAATAATCTTTGTTTGATTCGGTGCTTGATTATGTCTAACTGGCAATTGCAAAAACGGAATATGATTTGCAGAAAATACAACAATACGTACAAATAATTCATGTATTACACCTAACTTCTTTTCTATTAATTCTGTAGTTCTATTTGTACTATCTGGTGATATATCATTTTCTTTTTCAAATACAGGTTCTTGTTTATTTTGATATATTTTTGCCCATGCACCATGTTTACTTTTTCTTGCTCTATCAACTTTATAATATATACCATTATTTTCAAATATAACTGATACAAATAAATCTTTTTTATTAATATTATTAACCAAATTATCTAATGAAATATCATTACAAATTGGTTTGCCATATAAACAAAATGATAAAGCATTAATTATAGTAGATTTTCCTACTCCATTCTCGCCTACGATAAGAGTACTTCCTTTTTTATTAAATAAAATTGTCGTATCACTATTACCATAGGATAGGAAATTACGCATTGTAAGACTTATAAAGTTAATCATGAAATTCTGCCTTTATAGTTGTATATTCTGATATCAATTTTTTATTATCAATTTTTTCTACAGAAATATTTTCTAACATGTTTAATACTAAAGAATCAACATCTATTAAATCTGTTTCTGAAATACTTGCTACGGTTTCTACTATAGCATCATTTATTTCTGGTGTTTCTTTTAAGACTAAATCACGTAATTCATAATCTTCTATAAATTTTTCTTTAATATACATGCTTTCACTATAGTTTATAGGAATATCTACCATACATTCTACGCGTCCACTAGGGCGTAGAATATTTTCTCTTATTGATGATTTATTTAAAAGTTGTGATAAAGTAGTTCTTATATATGTGGGGCAATCATCCCAATTATGAAATATAGGTTCATCTTTATTGTGATCATATATCATACAACCACGATTCATATCCCCAGCATCAGCAAAATTAGTAGGAAATGTATTCCCAATATAAATTACATTTTCGTTTAATTGTCGTTTATGAAAATGTCCGGAAAATATTCTATGTTGGTGATTAAACAATGCATGATTAGGGCCGGTAGGCATTTTAATATTATATCCAGTTACGATAAAACCTTTAAATTCGAAATGACCAAACCATACTTTATAATCCAAAAATTCCAATAGGTCGCCATATTCTTCATTAAATAAAAACGGTGACACTAAAAATTTAGTGTTAGATGCGTGCACTGTAGTAATTTCGTTGATTAAATTAAAATTCTTATACGGATTAAACACAGTAGGTGAAAATATTTTTCTATTATTTTTATAGTATAAATCATGATTACCTATTATAAAAATAATAGGTAGCCCCAATTCATCTAACATTCTTGCTCCTTCATTAGCATATTTAAGTGTTAAAACATCAATAGCATTTCTGTTCTCAAAATAATCACCTAAAAAAATGATATTATCAATTTCTTTATCAGATTTAATTATATCAATAAACCATTTTAGATAATCTAAGTTATCTTGATTGTGTTGCTGTGAATTTAGTTTGGCACCAAAATGTATATCAGTAAAACATGCAGATTTATTAAGTGCTCTATTAAATTTTATTTTTGACATAATCATGTTCCCATATTGTTACTAAATTATAACCTAAATCTTCAATTTTTTGTTCCCGATTTATAGTTTTCATATATAAATTTCCGGCACATTCATTAATAAAGGGATGGCATTGTTCATCTTCATTAAATAATCTTAAATTTCCATGAAATACATCACCATAAAACTCATATATGGTATTTGTTTTTTTACAAAAACCATCAGCTTTATATCTAGTATTAGGAATATAGTATTCACCTTCATTTTCTGCATGTTGAATATGAATATTTTCATATTCTGCTATTTCATTTAACCAAGATATTGCTACTTTTGAATAATTTGATTTGGTTATTGTTTTAAATGAAGATTTTATCTTTGTACAAAAAGGACAGCCCTGTTTTTGATATAAATGTACATCAGGGCGTTTTTTAAATTCACCATGTAATGAACAAATTATTTTAATATAAGTTTTATTATTAATATATTTTTCAGGATATTTATATTTATTATCATATATGTCATTTGCTTTTAATATAAATTCTTTATTAGTTAATGTAATTTTCCCTGCACATTTAGGACATCCCTGACCAGATAGATGATTATTAGGTTTTTGATAAAATAAACCATGTGTGGGACAAACAATTTTCAGTTTAGTATGTGCATTAACATACTCATCAGGGTATTTATATTTGTTATTATGAACATCATTGACTTCTTTTTTAAATTGATATGTAGTTTTTTTCATCAAAAATTTAATAAAGGTTCTGATTTATCCGTATTTACATCTTGTATATCATCTGATCCTTCATTTATTTCTGTAGTTTTTTTACGTTGATAATCTTCAATAAATGTATGAGATGGATTTAAGCCTTGTTCTAACAGCATTTCATCACGAATATTACGATGTTTCTTTTCTTGTTTTAAAAATTGAAGATATGAATTGTGAATACATTGTGTGTAAAATGCGAATGCATTTTTACTTTTATCAGTATTAAATTTTGCCCATGCAGTGACTAAATTAACTAATGCGTATGCCCTCATATCCTCTAAGTATGAATAATTGAGGAAATGCCCTTTAGAGGATGAAGTATATCTTTGTGTCATGTTAACTAACATTGCTGCTAGTTTATCTGTCATTTTATTAGTTTCTTGACTTAAAATTGTTTCGGCAAGTAGATCACCATTATTTACAAAATTTTTCTTTCTTGGTTTCTTTATCTTTTTTTCAGCCATGTTTTTCTTCTTATTATTATTGACTGGTATTTATTATCTTTTACCAGATTTGTTTTTATTTATAAATAGATTATAACATATTTATAAGGATTTTGCAAGCATGGCACGCCCATATACTACTATAAACTTATCAAAGAAAAGAACGTTCAGAGTAAGATCAAGTCGTGGACCAACATCTTCTGGAGTAACTAACTTCCGTGCACGCGGAAAACCTACTTCAACAAGAACTACGAGGGTATCTACGTCTACATCGAGTGGTACACGCCCACCTGGTCCTGTAGCATCAAGAGGTGCACCAACGCCACAAGAACCAGATGAAGCTAGTGTATCAAAAGGAAGTTCTGCAAGTCCAAAAGATTACAGAATATCATTAAGATCGTCACGCAGAATTAGTAGATTAATTGATGTTGCTATTAATAAACCTTTAATATTTAAAGTAACGCCTGATTTTACAGAAAATCGTCAAGTAAATTATAAAACTATGGATCCTGTTCATTTACCAGGAAATATTCATGTATTTGGAAGTACTTCATCAAGAACTTTTCAAATATCAAATGCAAAGCTTATTTCTAATACACCAGAAGAAGCAACAGAAAATATGGCATTCATACAAAGACTACGTGGTTGGACTATGCCTTTTTTTGGAAATTCGAATACAAGCTCATTTGCTACAACACCAGAAGGAAATATAATAGAACCTAATGTTGATTTAAAAAATAGTTTTTTTAATATTGATAATTTCCTTGCTGATAAACCAGCTACCCAACCACCAGGTGGTGCTGCGGGTCCTGAAGTATTGGGATTGCCACCAGAAGTATTGTTATTAACAGGGTATGCCCCAAATGTAGATTTTAATGTTCAATCTGGAAAACTACCTACTAATGTTTATAGAGTACCAGTAGTTATAACTAATCTTGTTATACCATATCCAGCGGAAGTTGATTATGTACCTACAATAAACAATCAACCCTTCCCAAGAATAATAACTATTGATGTACAATTAACAGAAACGCATTCACCCCAAGAATATGAACGATTTAGTTTAAGTGAGTATAGAACGGGTGTATTAAATGGATTTTAATTATGGCTATTAAAAAATCTGTATTAAACACTAAAGGACGATATGTTCAAGGTGGAACAACAACACAACATCCTAATAGAATGGGATGGTGGGAACGAACCATTTATCCTAATAATGATAATGATGTGTTTATAGAGATACCTGCTATAGCACACCGTCGTCCAGATATTTTTGCATATAACTATTTTGGCAAATCTAGTTTAGCATGGTTAGTATTACAATTTAATCATATAGTAGATATAAATGAAGAATTTAATGCCGGAACAGTAATTGCAATACCTAACCCATCTAGTGTTTTATTAAATTTAAATGGTAAAAAAGGTGGTATAAAACCTAATCAGTAAACTGTATATTAATATCTAATGTATCAGAAACATTAAATTCTAAATATTGTAATAATACATTAGCAGTAACGCGATTCATATCAATTTCTGTTTGAATAGATAAATCTAGTAATTCTACTCTGGGGTCAAACGTAAACACAGCAATTAATTCATCTTCCAATACACTTAAAGTAATCTCATCTAACGGCTCAAATGTAAGTTCTGGTATTAAAGTACCAAATGTAGGCATAAAAACACGTTCACCTTTACGCGTAAATATATGTTGTAATAAATCAAGTTTAACTAATTCTATATCATTAAGTGAAAATTCCTTTTTCTTTTGATATTGAAATGATGAAAAACCTTTATAAACTCCTGTTAATGCCATAATTTACCTTTTCCAATTTCTATTTCGTTTAATAGGAACACCCAATTCCATTTTTCCATTATCTACACTAGTATACGGCAATTCTAATATAGTAGATTCTTTCGTCATACTAATTATATTATCAATATCATTAGTAAATAAATCTTTATCGCTATATTCTGTATTTATCATAGAACGCCCCCACGGTTCGTGTATGGGCACTCTATTCGTAGTATATGCATAGTTAGGTTGTAACGCTATTTCGCCGCGTACAGCTTCTACAGCGTCCGCTGCGGCACCTGCATTACTAACAGACCCTCCAGAATTTAAATTGATAGTACCGGCAATTACATTAACTTCACTACCACCACCAATATTAACGGTATCACCACCTACATCAAGACTAGTTGTACCAGTACCTTTAAATATATCAGACTTAATATTAATTTCGGCGGCAGTATCTATATTTATATTAGATGATGATTTAATTTCTATTCCACTACTAGATAACATGTTAAGTTTACCGACACTACTAAACAAATTTAAATCACCTAATGCACCTACTTTAACACCACCAACTACAGATTTTACATTAATTTCTTCCATCGCTGCAAGATTTAATTTCATACTAGTAGAAGTTATATCTATATCTTCTTTTGATGAAATTCTAGTTCGTGAATTAACAGAAGCAATATCAATACCATTTTCTAAATTACGTATTAATAAAGAATCATCTGCCCATATATGTGTTTTAGTAGAAGAATGCATACGTATTTCTTCAGACGAATTTAAATGAATATTTTTAGCAGACATTCTTATACTTTCTGTTGCTGTAATATTAACATCTTTACTAGAATTTATTGATACTCGTCCACCTGAAAATATATCAATATTACCATTTTCATCCATTTCAATCCAATTATTTCCTTTTGCTGTACTAACATAGATTCTTTCATTAGTATCATCCATAATTATTTGATGACCTGAAGTAGAAACTAAACGTACACGCTCATTCATTTCACAATCGTCCATAATTAATGAATGTGCACCAGGTGAAGTAATAGATACTGTTTGTGATTCATAATATTTTTCTGTACTTTCAGTTCTTTCATCTGGAATTGTTCTACTTACTTGATATCCTTTTCTACTAGATTCTGATTTATCATCTGCTGATGCACTTGATACTCTATCAATTACGGAACCATCCACAGCAGCGGCTTGATTTTCTGCTCCTCTTGTAAAATATTCTTCGCTTTCTGGTGGCATACCAAGTGATGTAGTAGTATTAGTAAACATGGGTTCCATAGGATCTTCAGTAGAAGAAAGTGGTCCATTTACACCACCTTCCATATGTCTACCACGTGGCAAAGTATGTTGCGTAAAATTATTTAAGAAACACCCCATATAAACTCTATGTTGTGGATCACCATCTTTACAAAAAACTGCTACTTGAGCACCTATTTTTGGAATGGCCCACATACCATATGAAGCATGACCTTTTGATACATTATTATCAACGCCACGTTGTATATTTTTTACTGCACCACCAAACGGTGATAAATATTCAGCCCATGGTATTTCTTCTATACACATATTCTCGAATGTATCACTCCATGTAGGACAAACTACTCGAATTCGTCCTAATTGTGCTGGGTCATTTACATCAACCACAGTCCCAACAGTAATGCCGGTGTGCATAGAACTATATTTTCTTTGTTGTGTTGATGCATTTTCATCTATAGTAGAAGCCATAATTTACTCGTTATAAAAAATTCTTTAATAATATTTCACGCGGTGTTTTAGATTCATTATTTATACCTGCTAATTTAGTTCGTGACCCACTTTTTGATACTATAGTAGTATTAATAACAACGTTTGATTCTTTAACAGAAACCCCAGATGTAGTTGGTTTTCTTGAAAACCCTATAATTTTTGCTGCTTGCCCTCTCAATATAGTTTGTGTTGAAGCTATATCTTGTTTTTGAAATATAGAATCAAACTCTTTATCTAAATCACTTACATTTGAACTAGAAAATTGATTTATTTTACTCATAAAAGGCGTAGCAAGTTCACTAACATCATCTATACTTGTAGGTATTTCTTGAATTCCATCTGTTATGGTACTTATTTTACTTTCTATTTCTTCTCTTATGCCACCCAATTCTTGCATTGTTTCTGTCATACTAGTAACAGCGGCATTATAAGTATTTGTTACATCCTCAAATGTAGTTATTTGATCCAAATCTATATCAGGTGGTACATATTCCACTGCTGCAAGTGAATTGACTAAATTTTTTGCATCTTGAGCACTATCGGCAATATTTTGTCCTAATGCGACTGCACTGCCATATACATTATTAATAGTTGTTTCGGCGTCATCTACTAAACCTTCTGCGACCATAACCCCTTCATCTACTAAATTCTCTATAGTATCAATAGGATTTTTTAAATCATCTACAACACCATCTATAATACCTTCTAATTCATCTAATGATTCTATATCTAAAACTTCACTTAGTAGATTATTACCAATATCAAATAAATCTTTTTGAATTTGTCCTAAAGAATTTTGTAAAAAATCAGTTCCTTTTGATATAGCAGAATCAACTACGGATTTAACATCATCAATCCCACCTACTATACCGCCTTCACTTAAAACACTATCAATTTTTGACGGCAATTCAGATAAATTTCCGCCTATTTTTCTTGCTTGTCCTAATGTACTTTGTGCTAGATCTGCAAAATCTGATTTATCCAATATTGATGAAGGTGGCACAATTCCTGCCGCATTTAATATAACTTCATCTTCAAAAAATGAATCATCAATGAAAAAAGGTTCTTCATTTTGTAATGGGGTGGCATTGTTTGCTTCACTAATACTTCTAAAAGAATTAGTTACATCATTAATACTATCATCAATAGAAAAAGGTGGTAATTCAGCATTAGTTGCATTTATTAATGTACCTAATGCTTTTCTTTCTGGTTCGCCAGTTAATATAGGACTAAGACCAGTAAATTTTTCTATGCAGCCTGGCTCGCTAGTAGTTTCTTGTGCATTTTCCGTACTTGTATTAACCTTAGTACCAGGGGCAAAACCGGGAGGACAAGGTAATTCTGTTTTTTCTTTTTCTGTATTATCACGTATTTGTGTAGCTTCTGGTGTTCCGACCTGATCTTTAATGCTTTCGGTAGGTGGAATAGATTTCACTTTAAGTTCTTGTGTAAATAAACCATTTTCAAATTTATTAATTATACCTTGTACAAAATATATAGTATCAAAAAAGAATGGCTCAGTAAATACACTAGTATCATTATCATCTGATGGCATTCTAATATTAAGTTTTACCAATGAAGGAATACGCTCCCAAAATGGAAATACATCTTCTTCACTAGTTTCTTGCTTGTCATCAGGATTACATATTTCAGTTGGTGTTCTATTAATGGAATTTAAAAACCCAGGATTTCCTGTAATAGTAAACTTAGTTATTATATTGTCTTGCAATAGCATATTTTCAAATGCATGTTGCATCAAATCAACAAAACGTTGATTTGGAGTATTTTTTACATTATTACATGATACTTTTGTTGTAGGCATTACAACAGGCGATTTTATATTAATTAAATTAGAATCAGTGTTTACTTTACTTTTTGGTTCGAATTTATTAGTAGATGTTATTTCTGGAAGGCCATCGCCTTTCGTTAAATCTTTATTTTCTGTTAAATAATTCTGTGACTGAACACGCATATTTCCCATAGCCGTAAAATCTAACTTTAAATCTAAATCTATTATATCTACATTTTTTCCTGTATAAATGTAATTATAAACTACAAGATTTTTTAACAACTCTGCTGATTGGTCATCTAAACTATTATTTTCTCTTTCAAGTGCTAATGATAGTATATTACTTCGTGGCAATATAACTCTACTTACTATATAATTTATAACATATTCTGTTTCTGTAACGACTACTGCCGAGGTTATACGAGGTGTATAAGTAAACTCTTGTTCATCTTCTGCCAAACCAGCCGCATCTTTTTGTACTTGTGAACAGCGTTTTAATACTTTCATAATTGCTTCTTCTACTATACCAGAACCACTTAAATCCATAATACCTGCTTCGTTAGTGGCACCCGAATCTTTAGATGTTTCATGGAACGTATCAACAACATATGTAGGCATATCATATGGTTTGGCTACTTTTATTACATATTTTACTTTTTTACCTACAAAATCAGGATTACTATCTTTTAATAATTTTATACTACTATCATAAAAATCATCATAAGCACGATTCATAACATTTTGTAAATTTTTTTCTAATGCATCCTTTAATACTGGCGTTTTTTTTAAATTTATTTTAACCCGTTCTATTGCAGTAATTAAACGTGGATGTCGTGCTAGTGTCCCAACATATCCTGCCATTTTAATAGTATATCTACCACCAGTTATATCAAATTCAGATGCAATGTCTTCTGCTGTAAAAAAAATTGGTTTTACATTAGCTATTGGCTCTGGAAACCCCGTAGTATCTGTAGTATTATATCCAACGAATACAGTTTTTAATAATAATGTTGTTGCTAAAAAATCAATATTTAATTGATTTACTACATTCAATAATACATTAATAAACCTAACGCCTCGTGGTTCATGAACATGCATTGTTCCAGCAACACCTGAAAGCATATGTCTATCACCACAATACGGATCGGCATCCAGTGCATGATCCCATATAACATCTTGAATAACAAATTCCGCGTCAGTAAGACCATTAATTAAAATGACATAATTACCAAATTGTGTATTTATGGGCTTATATTTAGCATAGGGATCCTCAAATGTGTTAAATTGTTGTCCAGCAGGACGTGAAAACCCCGTAAGATTTGTTGTATTGGCAAGAACCTCTGCCATTTCTGTAGTATCACACGCCATTAAAATATGATGATATGAATATGTCCTATATTTTGATAGCGGATTTATTGATGCTTTATTGACATTTATATCTTCCATTAAACTATTTATAAATATGGTAAACCCTTAAAATTGTAGTATTCATAAATATAAACATGAAGAAAAAGGATTATAAATGTCAAGAATAATAAGTCGTGCAGAAGCATGGGAAAGAGCGTACCAAGTATTTACACAAGTAAATTTTAATTCGTTTGATTTTGCTACAGTAAAAGAATCGTTATTAGATTATATGCGATTGTATTTTTCTGAAGATTTTAATGATTATATTGAATCTAGTGAGTTTATTGCGTTATTAGAAACATTTGCATATATTTCAGAATTATATGCATATAGATTAGATTTAAATGCACATGAAAATTTTATTACCACGGCACAAAGAAAAGATTCTGTGCTTCGCTTGGCAAAATTAATTTCATATTCTGCATCAAGAAATATTCCTGCTAGGGGATTAGTAAAAATAACCTCTATAGCAACAACAGAACGAATAACAGATTCTAATGGTTTTAATTTATCTAATCAAAATATTAATTGGAATGATCCTAATAATATAAATTGGAAAGAACAATTTTTACTTATAATTAATAGAGTATTACAGCAAGAATTTGGATCAGTTTCACCTTCAGAAAGAATTCAAGTTGATGACGTATTATTTGAATTATATAGATTAAATAATAATCCTATTCCTAATGGTGTATTTTCATATCAATTAAATGTATCAGGTGCGGGAATTTCAATGGAACTTGTACCGGCTATATTAAATGAAAACGGTCCTATTGAACGCCGTCCTGATAATACGTCACCATTTAGTATACTTTTTGGGAATGATGGATTGGGTGATGGTTCTGATACTACGGGGTTTTTCTTATATACGAAGCAAGGAACATTAGTTAAACAAACCACTACATTTGATGGTATTACACCAAATCAAATATATGATATCAATATCAATGATATCAATGATGTAGATGTATGGTTAAATAATATTGATCCTGATACAACACAAACATTAAATGATGGTTCTATAAGTAACGGCGTTTCTGGTGAATGGCAAGAAGTTGATCTAGCAAATGCACAAAATATTATCTTTAATACTAATCTTCGTCGTCAGAAATTTGAAATAGAAACACTTGATAATGACCAAATTCGTTTGGTATTTGGTGATGGTGAATTTGCCGATATACCTGCTGGAAGTTTTGATGTATGGTTTAGAACTACTTCAAATTCTAATACTGTTATACCTAAAACATCAGTAATAAATAACCAAGCTAATTTTACATATTCAGATATAAATGGTAATATTCAGACATTAAGATTTACATATTCTTTAGTTAGCACTCTACAAAATTCATCAACATCAGAAGATTTAGATCATATTAGACGTGTTGCACCATCAGTTTACTATACACAAGACCGTATGGTTAACAATCGTGATTATAATACATTCATGTTGCAAGACCCTAGTATTCTTAAACTTAGATCTATTAATAGAACTTTCGCCGGGGATTCTAAATGGATGCATTGGCATGATCCACGTGAAACATATGAAAATGTTAGATTATTTGGTGACGATGGTTCATTTTATCTTAATGATAGTGAACTAGAGTTAACCATAACAACTGGTAGTATAAATGATCTTATTAATGACTTTATTGAGCCTATTTTATCAACTACAGACTTTTTTACAATAACTGCAACACGAGGTTTGCAATTAACACGTTTTAGAACATCTTTTAACGATACGTTTAATGCTTCAGAACCAACAAGCATGGCTAATTATGTGCCATTAGGTGAAAGAACAGAATTATCTAATGCATTATTGGCTATGACAACAGGCAACTTTTTACATCTTTTTTATTCAATTTCGTTTGCGGAATCCGGTACACTTGTCTCACCTTGGCGGTTCGAAAGTGCAAGTAGTAATATAATATCGGATATTACGGATAATGGTGGGGGTATTAACCCCACCTATTATCCAGATCCATTATGGACCGGTAAACGTGGTGTTATTTATATAGAGTTAATTAATCAGGCAACAGGTACGTGGAAACTAAATTGGAAAACCGAACGAATAGTATTAGAAAGCCAAGAAATGCGTTTCTGGAATACTAATGATGGTAATAGAGTAGTAGATTATGACACCTTAAATTCTGTTAATGACAAAATTTCGTTCTTAAAAGCAAATCTTAATCCTAATCAAGAATGCTTATTAACTTCAAATTTAGATTTCAATATACTTTCACAAGCATTAGTAAAAAGTTCACAATTAAGAGATATTCATAGACTTAATATTATTCCTGTCGATACAGATGGAGATGGTATACCAAATAATATGGATTTAAGTGATTTATTAAATGGTAGTTGGGTTATTAGAGATGCAACAGGATCACAACCAACTACCGGTGTAAAAATCCCCTTACCGTTCCCTATGCTATATGATGACTTCTTAACCGTACCCGGTTTGATTGTTGTTACTAAAAATGGTATATTACAAAATTTATCTATAGGAAGCCCCCTAGTGGGCGATTACATCTTACATGATGATACTACCACATTAGGTGTAGGAATAGGCACAGGCGAAGCAGGAACGCATATAGAACTGCTTTCTGCCATAACAACAGACGAATTTAGAATAGAATTAAAAGATTATGTCTACCAAGCAAAAAATGACGACGGCGATTTCGTTACACAACCATTGACCCCATTAATCATAGAAACATGGTTCACGGAATCTGCATGTCCTGGTAGTGGCAGTCCGATAATATCAGATTATCCAGATAATAAAGAATTAGGTAATTATAGACGTTTAAAAGGTAGACAAGGATTTAACTTCGCATGGTTTCATCAAGCAGAACGTTTTAAATTGATTAATCCTGCCGCTACTAATATTATAGATATGTTTATAATAACGCATGGATATTTTACTAATTTAAGAAATTGGTTGGATGGAAAAACTAATGTAATTCCAACAGCACCAACGCCATTAGATTTAAGAACAACATATAACTCCCTATTGGATAACAGAATGATATCTGATACTATAGTATTACATTCAGGGTTATTTAAAATATTATTTGGAAGTAAGGCTATACCAGAATTACAAGCTATTTTTAAAGTTATTAAATCACCAGAAACAACATTAACAGATAATCAAATTAAAAATACTATTGTTGGCACAATAAAAACATTTTTTGATGTTAATGTATGGGAATTTGGGGAATCATTTTATTTTACTGAATTGGCTGCTGCTATTCATAATGAATTACAAACCGATATTGACTCTGTGGTATTAGTCCCAACAGCATCAAACCATCAATTCGGTGACTTATTTGTTGTCCCAGCAAGAGAAGATGAAATATTTGCTGCCGACATATCAGTAACAGAAATAGAAATAGTAGATAGATATACTCCACTTATATTAAAACAAAATCCATGATACAATATTTGTGAACTGTAATATTCATAAATACTTACCAAAGTATTGAATAGGATAAAAGCGAAATATGAGCAATTCGGATTACACTAAACCACGTCATAATATTTTCGAATTATTGCCACAGGTATTACAAAGTGATGCCAATAGAGCAATATTCGAAAATTCTATGAATCGATACTTCACGAAAACAGAATTGTTGCGTATTATAGGTTTTATTGGGCAAGGAAACCCTAATGCATTAATTCAAAATCAAATAATAGAACCTGATCCACATAGACAAGCATACCAATTACAACCTCTTTTATATAATAAAATAGGTACAGTTGAACATATTTCATCTTCACGTGATATCTATAATGAATTAGAACGTCTTGGAATTGATGTTAATAGATTAAAACTTTGGGGTAATGCTACTTCATTCAATTGGTCACCACCTATTGATTTTGATAAATTACTTAGATTTCGTGATTATTATTGGGTGGATACTAATAATATTGGTGCACCACCACAATATTTTACTATACAAAATCCATGTAATAGAATAGAAGCTAAAATTTCACAATATCAAATAACACTTGATGAATTTGGCGAAGAACACCCTATAACTAATATCGAAGCAGAAGGAAGTCCTACAGTACATAGTTTTACTATCTCAAGTAATATGGAACTTATATTTACTGTAGGATTTATCTTTAAAGTTAGAAATTCTACTAATACGACCATAAATGACATGTTTTTTACTACTATTAGTTCCGAATTCATAGGATCACTTAATAGTACAAAAATTACATTCAATTATACATCAATGACGCCATTAAATACCATAACGATAGATGGTATTATATCACTAGTAGAATTAAAAGATATTTTTTTAGCAGAACGTGACTGTATTTGTAGCGGTAGTGTTGGATGGGACGGTGCACAATGGGATGATAACCAATTAGGAACGGTTATATGGAACCAGCAATTATTACTTGATATAACATTTCCTACAGATATTACATGGATTGTTAATAATGGCGGATTGACGCCTGATTTGCAGGATTTATGGTATGATACAACTACAAATACATTAAAACAATATACTTTGGCTGGTCCTAATGACCCATCACCTATAGCATATGATATAAATGCTTGGATCATAGTACAAACAAACTTTAGTTCATTAATCCAGTTTACTACGGGCGAAAATCTATGGGATCAAACATTAAATTGTCCTGGTATGGATGATTATAATCAATGGCAAATAGAAAATAAATGGGTACATAAAAATCATGTAGAAAATTTCACAATCGCCAAAAGAGCACAAATACCTATTATTGAATATCTTGATGGCGTTGAATTAAATGCTTGGTCAAAAGTAGTTCATACATGGAAATATAGACGCGATAATTCTGTACAATTCACAGAAACAGTTGCAGAAACACAAATACCAACATTATTAGAGTTAATTAATATTAACCACCCAGATACAAATGCTTGGCATGGTGGATATGTTATAGATCCAGCCTTAGACATGTTTACCATTGATGAACATTATGGCGATATGACTGATATATTCATAGCGGGTTTTGAATTTAATATGAAGGGGTCACTACCTACTACTGGCTCGCCTGTTATTGCGTCTAATAACGGCATATATGAAGTATTATGGTCAAAATATTGTGAAGTTGATACTAGTGGTAGTCCTAATGTTCCAGAACGTTTCCAGACTATTGTTAAACTTGCAACACCATTTATATCCATTAATAATTCTGGATATATTGAACCAATGAAAACTTCGTTTGATGACTTTTATTTAGGATTGCATCAACATTGGTTATTTGTTGGTGTAGCAAATACGCTACCAGAATGTAACCAACCAATAAATCCTATGTTAGGATTATTTACAACCACAGTACTTGATGACCCAATAAATTCACGTTGGTTAACTACTAATGGTTTGTATTCACAAGAATGGACAATAACAACTACAGCCTTTCAACAACACCAACCAAATACATTTGGTGCATTTATTGCTGGTAATACCATAGTAACTATAATAGGCAATTATGCCAATGACTTAAATGATTTAATATCTACCAGTGATTTAAAAGTAAAAATTTTTGGTAATTCTAATCCAGCAATCAATGGCACATATGATATTAATATTGCAACAGTTGATGTAGGATTGAATACGGAGTTAACAATCCCCGTTGATATTTCTAGTGGTGTAAATAATACAGGATTCTTAGAATTTCAATGGAGAATAGAACCTGATTGCTCTATACATGAACGAAGTAAATTAGGTGCTTTTGAAGCACGATTTTATATTGATAATGTAAGACAATACGGAACATATATAGAATCGTCGAAAAGTACGACATGTGGATCACCAATATCTGATGTTAATTTTGTTAATAGTATAGTCATTAACACACCAATACCAAAATTTTCTATTTTACGTATGGAAGTAGGTGCGGCGGCTTCATCTGAATTAGGATTAGAATATATTCCTGTTAGAACAGAAGAAGATGATACTTTATTTCAAGTAAGTCCAATACCTTTCGGTTTTGAAACTTTTAATTTAACTAAAAAAGTAAAAACTGAACAAGTTAAAGCCCCATTACAAAATCAATATCCTATATTTGATATGTATGATATTCAGGGTGCATGTCTTAATATAGTATCTTCCGTATTTAAATTCGAAGAATCACAAGATGCACCAATTGATATTAATACTCGTACAAGAATTGTTAAATTAGATGATGATGTTAACTATTCTTTTGAACAATTCTTAGTAGAAGAAAACAACGGTAGATTATATACATATCGTGATGCAGGATTGAGTTCTGATTTCTGGTTTGATAGTGACAATGACATACTTTATGCGTGGACCGGTGTAACATGGAGTACTAAAATCCGTACAGAAGATAATTGTTATACTACAATGATTGTTAGCAAAAATGAACCAGGAGCACCATTTGATACTATATTAGGTGCAGTATGGTTTAACTTAAATAATAACAGCATTTATTTTAGTGACGGCATGGGTACATTTAATATTGATATTCTTGCCACGCAACGCACGCAAATAAATGATACTGATCCAACTATTATATCTATATGGAAAACTGGACCGGATAATGTTGAATGTGAAAATAAAATAGAATATATTCCAGAATATGTTGATAAAGATCGTAATCCTATTGCCATAGGTGATATTGCCGGTGATTGGGAATTGCCAGATCAATTATTTTTCAATACGCACCATGAAAATAGGAAAATACTACAATACGCAGAATTGATAGCACATTTTAATTCTATTATTGATGAACAAGAACCTATTCCAGGCATGTTTGGTGATGCAAGAACCTTATTTCACATAAAAACTGATATACATTATGGTGTGGGCGGAACAATTAAAGAATACAATGATAGTTATGATAGCTTATTGGCAACAACATTTGTCAAAAATGTTAATGTATTAGAATTAATTGAATTCGCACATGATGCATACGAAAATGCACTTAATACTTTAAAAGAATTTTTCCGTTCTGATATTGCAGTATTAATGAATGATATAACGCCTGAAGGTTTAAGTGATTTAAGCAATACAGTTTCTAATAAAATTATTACATTATATGAACAAAATGATGCAGTAAGTCTAGTATTTGGCGATAGCAATACATTTAATGAAACTACTGGACTAGGTGTTCGCAATTGGCCTGCTACATTACCTTATACACGACTACAACATGCAGTATCACCACAACATTATTATGATTTTGAACAAGATTTCAATGAAATTCGACATCATGATAGTCATTTATCACATGTTAATTTTACAGAAACTTCATTACGTGCATTTATCACTAGAATATTAATATATCCTGATGCACGCACGACCAATCCAACAGGACAATTTGGGCATACTGATACAGCATTACCATTAGATAGTTATAATGGCGAACAAGGTTTTCAAATTGTTAATTTTTCGGTCCCAAAAATTTCATCTGATCCTGCTGGATTGATAAGTGGAACAACTTATACTGCAAATATTATAGTTGATGGTATAACTTATCCAATATCATTATTGGCTAATGGAACAGAAACATTTTTAACTATAGGATCTGTAATTGATGCGGCATTAAGTGGTGTTGGTGGTAGCACATTACCTGCATTCACAACAGAATTAATCGTAACGAGTGCTACAATATCAAGTACTTCTAATGTGTCTATAATAGATGGTGCAACACCGTTCTTTGGATCATTAACAAATTTTTCTAGTATATCAACGGCAGTACAAGGTACTAATGGATATGAACCTACTTTTGGTGCTACAACTGGTATTTATTGGTATTATTTGACCGGAACAGTACAAGAATTATACCGTATGTCAGTAGTTGAATTTAGTGATTCTAATCCAGGTATTTCTTTTCCAGAAGGATCTTTTTGGTACGATACACTTAATAATGATTTAATGATATTACAACTTGGTGTATGGGTATCTTATGGATTGCCTATAGGTCAATTAAGTGATTTTGGGAATAGTGATTTTGGAGCATGGCAAGCAATAGACATGAATAGAATGATGGCTAACATGATTTTCGATGTGGAAACCAGACTTTATCAGAATGCCCCACAATTAGATCAAACATCTTTCGATTATACAACATTAGATACTGAACCTACATTACGCGATGAATATTTTGCTGAATCATTCTCTAAATTTTTAGCACAAACAGAAACAACCACCCCATTTGTTAATATAGATTATGATGCATCTGATCCATTTACGTGGAATTATGTAACTTCTACGCCTGCGGCATTTACACCTAAACCTGCTACTGCTGTAATACAGGGTGGCACATGGGAAGATGTATATAAAAAGAATTATGGTACGCCATATCCACAGTTTGAACCTTGGATACTACAAGGATATACCAGCAAACCTACATGGTGGGATACTACTTATGCTGATGGTATTATTCGTCCACGATGGACTACTACGATGTGGAATAATATATTAGCTGGTATAGTTCCTGCTGGAGAATTTTTACCAAATGGTGATATATCTACAGGCGTAGTTACACAACAAATTTATCAATATGTATCAGTAAATATTGATAGTGTTACACATGATGGATATGCCCCTGATGATATATTTCCACCGTTTTGGATTCCTGTAGGATCGCCACCTATTAATGTTCGTAGTATTTTTGATACATTAGGACAAATTAATGACCCAGATGAAAATTATATATATGATGATGCTGGAGTTGTAGAATGGAATTGGGAAAACTCTTCACAATATTTATATGACCAATTAATGGTAGCATATAGAATGCAACCTATGAGATTTATACATGATACATTAGGCGAAGAATATGTAGATGTTAATTGTCTACAAGTATCAGAAAGAACTGAAAAGGTATTAGCACATCAAGATCAAATATTTCATGGTGATTTACTTGATGATAACACAATAATAAAGTTTGAAGGTTTATTACAATGGTATGTAAACTTCAATAGATTTGGCGGATATGATAGTTCTTATTCAGATTTCCGTTCCATGTGGACCGATTGGTTAACACCATTATCATATCAATTTGGATCTTTTATTGATACTAAAGGGTTCTTAATTTCCAATAATGGATTTGATGTTGTAGAACAAGATTATTTTATAACATCTAAACGGTCACCTGGAATAGCAGATTTTTGGCTAGATTCATTTAATATAGTATTATTAAAAACGGCTGGTGGTAGATTGGATTCTGCTACACAAGATAATTGGCAATTTGAACTTCAAACATTTTCTCCTATTGGACGACCAATAGAATATTATGCAATGAAGCGTTATAATTTTATAGTACTTCCTGAAGCTAGTCCTATAGAACCTTCTAATACAATGCAAATAATAGCAGATCCAATACTTGGACTTAGAATCCCAACATGGATAACTGGAAGTGAAGTAGTCTTTACAACCACAGAAAACTTACCATCGCCATTAGTTTCTGGTGTAATTTATTACATAATAAAAGTTACTGATACAACATTTAGATTATCATCTGATAAAAATGGTGTTAATGTAATTGATTTATTAACATTTGGTAATGGTATCCAAGATGTGGGCGAAATCCGCAGTACATTTGAAGCATTAGGTGGACAAACAACCAGTAGAATTTGGTATAATTTAGAAACTGATAAAACAAACGTATTAACATTCAATCCACCTATAACAGTAACAGGTATACAAAATATAATTGATATTTTTAATGGATATTCAGAATTTGAAGAAGATATACAACAATTTAGATTCAATGTTGATACTACAGAATTAGATTTTCAAACTGGGCGTCCAATTGATTGGCAATTGGAAATAGAAAGATTTATTGATTTTGCTTTTAGAGCACAAATAAATGAATCAAATACACAAGATACATTTGAATCTAGTGTGGATGATATGTCTGATGAATTTACATTTACCAGACCATTAAATACAGAAGGTTTGCCAATAGGTTCAACGCCAGGATGGGGTACAACAACTAGAGTATACATTACTTCTGCATTGGCATTACCACAACCACTAGAAATAAACACATACTATTATATAATTCGAATTGATGAAAACAGATATAAATTAGCTGAATCTTCAAAAAATGCCAAAAATAATATTGCTATAAATATATTAGGGAATGGGTCTGGATTCTTTGTATCTAAATCTAAAAATTTACCTTCTAATCCAGACCATGAAGTAAATCCATTTAAATATAATGTGTTTTTAAATCATCCTTTAGGTATAATGTCTGATATCATTAAAGGACCATTTTTTGATGTAAGAACTGAACCAGCTATATTAGATCAATTTAAACGTCCATTACCTTTAAATAATACATTTGTTTATCGTGAAGACAAAGAATCACATATCAATGTATCTAGTGATATAGGTAATGATTTATTGCCTACTTCAATAGACCCATATGATTCATTACACATAACTAGTGCACATTTGTTTATCGATGGATATGAACATGTATTAATTTTTCAAGATTATTCTACTGATAATGTATTAATATATGATAGATTTTTAGGATTAAGCACTTCTAAATTTAATGTACAATTTGATAGAAGTCCTATTTTTAATTTACGTCCAAACTTGGGTGGATATGTAATTACTAATCCGCAACCTGGCGAAGAAAATGTAGGATTACGCGTAATTCGTAATATGGAAGGTCAAACCGAAGATTTAAGAAATATCTATGATACTTTTAGAGTAAGTGAAGCAAATGATTTAATAGAACAAGGTCGTGCATCTATAGGTTATAATGGCACTACAAACTTTTTAGATGCTATTAATATAAATCCTAAGTCACAATTCGTATTCTGGCGTGGTATGATACAAAATAAAGGATCAATTAATGCCATTAACGCATTTATCAACTCACGTTTATTCGTTGATGCTAAATTGGATGAATTTTGGGCATTTAAATTAGCTGACTTTGGTGATGCTAAAGAACAAACTATACCAGAAATGAATTTGTTTGAAAATGATGCTAAATTTGGTGATTTGAAAATAGAATTTACTTCAACAGGCATCGGACCACAAACCGTTGACATGAATTTTGAAAACGTAACAAATACTACTATAGAGCGTTGGTTCGAACACCCCAACCAACAAGAATTCTTTAATATTAAGAATATGATGTGTTTTAATGCAAAAATTATTGCTAAAACAGATTTTACTTCTAATATTATAGGAAGTCCAATAATTACCGATTTAGAATTAGATAATAAATGTAATGATATAAGAGTAATAGATTCTACGGGGGGTTTAGCAGTAGAAGGAATTGCATATACAAAAATCAATGATTTAGTATTAAGATTCTTAGTTGGAGGCACTTTTACCATATGGCAATTTTGTCCTATTGAATCTAAGCATAATCCTTCTAAAATCAGAGATAATATAACGGATATAACAGTGTCATTAGCTCCTATATATGATCCTGCACGTGGTCATTATTATCATAATGCTATTAATTTAGTAGATGCTATACAAGACGCCGATCCTGCAATATATCAATATGACCCAGCACAATCACCTGTATGGGGCCAACGTGAAGAAACTATTACATGGTGGGATACCAATGAAATAGGATATCAACCATATTATGATCATATTATTTTCCCTAATATAGATGACAGATTATTAAAATGGGGAAGAATAAAAGAATGGAGTGCATACAAATTTTATCAATGGACCGCTTCAGATGTACCACCCGCAGAATATGATACTTTAGCAAGATCACAAGAATTAGATGCAGAAATACCAGATTCTACACGTGTAACAGGTCGGGTAAGAAGAGTTCTGCAACGTGCAAGTTTAGGTAGTCCTAGTGTATTTGAAGATATGCCTTTTACAAAATATGATTTAAAAAGCAGAATTTTTTATGATCAATCAACATTAGAAGCACTATTTAATTATCCATTGGGTGATATAGGGGTAACAGATAGCGAACCATGTGCAATCTATCAAAATGGTATTTTTGTTGCAACAGCTACTACATATGCAGATGTTACTAATATCATTAATGTTGGTATTGGTTCACCACCTACACCTATATTCTCTGATTCTGATAATGTTGATATAGTAAGATTCTTACCATTACCAACTGCCGTAAATGGTACAGAATATAGATTTGTTGTTCCATTTACAACCGAAAATATATTAATTAACAATATTTCAACACCAAAATTCTTTTTCTGGGTTGAAAATAAAACTGTACAAGAAACTAACAGAAATAAAACTCTTTCAATGGTAGATGCTGTACAAGACATGTTAGAATATCCAATACCATATATTGTTATTCAAAAATTATTGGAACCAGAATTAGATACATTGGCAGTTGCCCCTACTGGAATATTAACAGGATCTCCACCAGGAACAGGATCGCCACCATGTACACAAACATTAGAGCCATTATATAAAGAATTATTACCACGTAGATATGTTCAAGTTATTTTACGTAAATTCAATTCATTAATAAACGATAGTAATAGATATGTATTACGTTTTACACGTGATTTTACTTTACGTGATACATTAGATGATTATTATGCTTCGCCAATGAATTCTCTTACATGGCAAGATCCAAATGCTGAACAACCAGCACAGAATCTTAATGAAACATATACAGAATGGCAAATGTTTAGAGAAGAACAACAATTTAATATCCCAAGAATATTATGGAATAGAATGATTGCATCTATAATTGGCGAAAATATTATTTTTGATACCACAATGTCTAAATATATACCATCAGGTGAACGTATTCCATCATTATCAAGAGAATTATTTGATAGAGAAAACAATGCTTCTACAAGATATGGGTTCGGAACAGGACAATCATTTACTGATGGTATATTAGCATGGGATACTATTTTGGCATATTTACGAAATCCTAATAATGATTTTACGCCAATTACTATTGAAGCGTTCTTTATACAACATGATATAAACAATTTAGTACCAATGACTAGCAAACAGGAAACTATTGATTTACTTTCTGAAATCTATAATACATTTACATTCTTTAATGTAAATAGAATGTTCTTCGGCACATTGCACGATGCTTTATCACGTCAAACACGATATAATGGATTATTCAAAACGTCGATGCTCAGCCTGCACGGTATAAAAATATTGGATGTAGGAGGGCAGTTTGATACATGAAAAAATTAACAACAAAACAATTTATTGAACAAGTAATAAAAAAATTAGGATATAATTTAATAAGTATATGGGAAAATGATTATAAAAAGGAATTAATATAATGGCAACAACAATAGATCCAGTTGAAGGATTAGTAAATTATGTTTTAGAGATAAAGCCATATCATGCAAAACTTGTAGAGGTATTAATCGAGTATATATATGTGGATTGCGTTGAGACTACTATTACAGAAGAATTCTTTTTAGATTTAGGTATGCCTAGTCATCCAGAAAAATGGGGATGGACAGTTGAAGAAGCTGCAAGTTATTTTAATTGCTTACATGTACCATTAGATGAAAAGTATCCTGTTACTGGCGTAGATTTTTTATTAAATCGTTTCTTTTTAAACACTGATAACTTTGATAAGTTAATTAATGGTACTGTTTTAAACTTCCAAGATCCAAGTGGTGTTGGGAATGCAGAATATACTATAAATATGCCGTTTGCCCCTATTGCAGAATCATTCCGGGTAGAAACTATTGACATTGGTTCCTTAGTCGGAGCATATTTCACATTTTCCACGCCTGCTAATAGTTATTTAATATGGTTCAATACAACAACAACTGATATACCACCTATTGTACCAGGATTTATATTAAAAGAAGTAAAAGCACATGATAAATTTGGAACACCTTATACTGATAAACAAAATCTTGCACAAGTATTATTTGAAACATTAGAACCTATATTAGATTTATATGTTTACAAAGATAGCAATAGAATTATTGTAACTGCACAAGAAATAGGTTCAGTGCCATCATTATTAACGGATGTAGGTACTGGATTCACATTCACAACACTTGATACAGGACGTGAAGCGGGTGTTATTGTTCAAGAAACTATTAATCCTTTACATTCTGGTAGTGGATTCGCAATTCCTAGATGTTATGCAGAAAACCCAGAATTTGATATACGTACTTTACGATCTGGTATTGTATTTCCGTCTCCATTATATATTGAACAATATAATAATACTGGTGCTGGTGTTCCAAGTGGACCAGCCGATGTTGTAGATCAACTTTGTGGTGCATTTGGTTTAATTTATCAACATTATGATGCATGGGATATAACAGAAGAATATGTTGAAGATGAATATGTTGAATATCAAGGTAATATATATCAATTAATTATAGGTAGTCCAACGCCTAATGTGGGTATATTACCTACAAATGCAATATATTGGAATTTATTAGGTCGTGCATGGACATTTCCGTTACCATTACTTGAAACTATTGCTGGTGGAACACCTATTGGTCCTCCTACGGGTTCACCTCCTGTACCTGCACCATTATCAGCTAGTGGTTTTAAAATACAAAATACTATTAATGTACCAGAAGTACCCGCTGTATTAACATGGCAAGATACATTATTACCGGGAACTAGATTTGAAATTACTGGCACCATTTTTGATAACAAACAATTTACTGTATTAACAACTATTGTTTCTGGAACTGATCTTTTCGTATATACAAGAGAACCAGTAACTACTAATACAATAAATACTGGAACATTCCAAATAATCAGATTTGGTTATGATGAACCTACAGAATGTATTACACCAAACCAATTAGCAAATAGAAGATTAGAACAAAAAGCACAAACATATATTTTTGATAATATTGATCTTCAATGGGAATGTGATTTCTGGCAATATGGTATTATTAAAACTACAGCCGTATTTAACGCTAATAATGGTCAAATGTACGATTATATATTACATGTTTTTGGGGATGCAAGATTTACTATTTTTACAAATGATATAATTAAAAGTATAGGGAATGATAATACAGGTTTTTATCGTGTTCTTTTTGTTGAATATGATGGTACTTTTTCTACTATACGGGTTACTGCTACGGTACCTTATATGATTGGTACAGGTTGGATAGAAGCACTTGAACCTGGATATGAATGTGATGTTGGCCCATCCATAAATTGTATTAATGGAGTAGATGATTATTGTGGATTAACACCACCATTGCCATTAACACTACCAGATAATTGTGGGGGGTCTCCTGCTTGTACTATAACTGCCGGAATCCCTATTTTAAATTGCGATGGTGGTTCGCCAGTATCTTGTGGTTCCGTGCCAGAACCATGTTTAGATGAGTTTGAAACATGGGATAGTTGTGCATGGGATATACAAATATGGAATTAATTTAGGAATAAAGAATAAATAACTGGAACCCACGAGGATAATTTATGGCAAGAATAACATTTAGACAAGGCATTGTTAGATACCAATCAGATTTAATAGGTACACCGACATTTTTAGCACCTAGTACTACGGCCAATGCTATAGATTTAATTGTGTCACCTGATCCAACACAAATAAATTTTGCTGATGAAACAGAAGATTATTTATATGAAGAACCAATAAGTGTACAACCTGCATGGATTAATATTCCTACAGGACCTACACAATCATGGTTATATTGGGATATAGATGCATTAACTGGTGAAAGAACTTTTGGTTTTACTAATATACAACCTATAACTGATTCTGCGGAACCTATTTCACCGGCAATAGATTTACATTGGTTTGATACTACAAGAACACAAATGTTTGTATTTAATGGAAATCGTTTTGTTCCTAAAATACGAGTTTTTGCCGCAAGGGTTCAAAGTACTTCAGTAATTGACCCTATGCCATTAGGAACACAAGCAGGAATTTTAGATACAGTATTTTCAGG